CCCCGATGAATGACCTTAGATCAGGCCACCCGTCGGATTAACCAACAGCCATTCTCTTACAAAGGAGCAGACGACCTGTAAGCCATCCACCCACATCGACAGAGAACAACTGCTGTCCCTCTTCAAGTACTGACAGAGGAACGCGCCCAAAGCGATAACCGCTGACGGAATCCCTACATATGGGACCAGTCGACGGGACGCCGTAGAGCGCGGCAGCAAGCTGTACAGCCGGGCTATACCGCGCGAGCGGTATTGGCTCAGAGACGGGCTTCCAGATCCGGAATGTCCGGACTTGGGGTCCCCATTTCGAGCCACCGGTCTTGCAGGACCACTTTTCCGATGAGTCATGGATCAGTAGGTCCCCGAGCTGTACAGGACCGCGACACCTGCGGATATCACTTGGTATATTGTCCAGCACGCGAAACCAAGCGCGCTGAATAGGAACACGGTCAAAGCCAACACGATGGTCTGTGCTAGCCATACGCCGTATCCCATTAGCCAAGCTGATCCAGGAAGCTGCGTCATTTGGAGTCTCTTTCAGGTAATAAGGCCTCACGGCCGAGCCTAAGAAGTAGTCCCCACCACAGCTTTCCTTGAAGGCACTTCTGATGTAGGTTTTGCGACGGTTAGTCGCGAACCCGCACCAACGGAGGACGCTGATTAAAGCATCCGCCATCTCCACGGGGACAATGATGTCATCCCCGTACACGTAAATATCCCTACCAACAACGGAAGGAACACCGAGCTCCCTGGCAGTTTCCACCGCTAAGGAAAGAAACACAAGTGTTTCTAGCTCGAACGTGAAGCCGTTCCCCATAGAGGAGAACTTTTCGAGATAATGCCAAGCAGGTTTTCCACCCCCTTCGTGACGGAGTCTTGTCAACGGGGAGCGGAGAGTCGCGAGTAGGTCATGCCATTCGCCTGGTAATAAAAGCTTCACCAGGTTACGGCACACCGTATCGCTTGCTGAAGAAAGATCGATAGTGGCGAAACGTCCAGTATTACTGGCATCACAAGCAACCCGCTTGTGAACGGACTGACCCTCTTCAAGGTCAATCCCAACGCGTCGCAATCGGTCACGAATAACACCCCCAACAGCAAGCTGAAGGAAGATGTTAACCGAAGGCTCAATGCAGATCCCTCGGTCTTTTGTGGCATCTTTCGACACCGTCGTGAAACGATTTCCACGGATGTTATGTGGATCACTTCGGTCTGGTAACTCCGAGCACAGGGCTCGAAACCACCCACTACCCCCAACCAATGGAAGGAGACAGCGAGCAGGCTTTGTTACCGTAGGACGGGACTGAATTTTGTGTGGTATGACGGTCTCCCACACGGATTTGTCATCGAACGTGGCGCCAGGTCCAAACCTACCCTCAAGATCGTTGGGTAACCGACCCAGAGTTTTCGCACAAAATCCCCTCACGCGTCGCAGGAAATCCGCGATACGTAAGTCTGATGGGTCCTCGAAAGGACCGTTATTCAGAAAAGGGCTAAGGCGAAGGTTGGTTTCGCAGCAGGATTTCTCTGCTGTGAAGAACCCCTCACGTGCAACCGCGGCTGTATCGATTGTGGTCGGTAAATCTGAACACTTTCGAAGAAACTCAGTCGCGATGCAGTCCAGGTAATATCTTCCTGGGGTGAGGTAGTGCGCCGGATCAGCATGCAGATGCACAAGCTGGTCCCACTCCCCATACTTGATTAAAAGTTGCGCAGTGAGCGCACGGGGGGTGTCGAGGTCCTGCAACAGAGCAGAAACTACCCTTTCAAGTGATTTTGAAAAAGGTACCATGAGTCACGCTCCCTCTTACGATGGAGCGTAACCGAGGAACCAGACTGCCTTAAGCGAAGCACTCGCCATGAGGTTCCCCCACTGATGGGCGAATTCATTCGAGGTCGCTGCAGGACAGCCGGTTGGGACAATCATCGTCCCTTGAGCAATACATTTATTCACCACCGTGGTGAGCGATGTAGTGCTATCGGTCGCGATCTGAGGGTAGACGAAATAAAAGTCAATCCTCCGGGCGTTCTTTGCCCCGTTGAACCGCGACTTCACCTCTAACTGAGGATAGTGCAGAGGCGCACTACCAACAGTCTGGCTCTGCCAGATTGCAGGGGACGTATCACCCGCGCTCGGTACAACTGAGCTATAAGTGATGTCCGTAGTGCCGTCAGCCTTTTTGACAACAATATTACCCATTGTGGGCATGTTTGTTTCCTTTGGGTTAACAACGATAGGAGAACAGCAATCTCCCGATAGACTCTCAGTGTTTTAAACTGTCCAGCTGCTGAATAAGCAGGCTGATCGCCGTTGCGGCGCGAGTCATGCTTAAGCCTTTCCAAGGTCTAATCTGTAACGTCGGACCCGGTATCCCCAAAGATCGGGAACACCGTGCTCCTTTCACGATGTGTGAGAGGAACTCTTCGCCTGATATGTTATCCCAGGCGGAGTAGGCCGAATGGTACAGACTTGTTCTCGTCACATAAGGGTCAACGATATCGAGGCCGAATAAATCCGTCCAAGAATTGATGACCTGCCCGACTGTGGAAAACCAGTCGACGACGAAGGAGAAAGGAATTAACTCCCAGGCAATTGCTGCGGGGTTGATTAAACCCAGCTGGTTGGCTCGCCATAAGTTAGGGTTAGACACCCTAACTCTAGCTCCCATGTGGGTGCGAAACCTTGCACCACATAACTCACGGTGGGACCACGTCATGAATCTGGCGTCGGTCGTCACCATGGGCTGCACACCACGATTGGTGTATACCCGCACTTTAATAAGCTGCGGTACAGGGGATTGGAGAATATCGATGCAGCTGTAAAGGTCCGAAACCAACGGACTCCAGCCGAACCAATACTCGAGCCAAAGGTCAGACGCTCTCTTAGGACTTACAAACTCCTTTTGATTGCGTCCAGGGAATAATCCTAGATCGGAAAGGAAATCATAGAATCTACCCTGCTTTAAGTGACGTGCAGCCTTTGTGAGCTGCTTAAACCGCTTAGTCATCATATCGATTGACTGGCGGCGTTCACCTAGATTAGCGCCGACCTGAGCGCTTGCGGACTGCGTCGCTGCGACGTATTTCTCGTAGCATTTGTTGTACGCCAGATCATACTCGTCCCTCATTACAAGGGGCGGCTGATCTTGACAATAGTACCCGGCGCCGTGGTTAGGGGCGTCAGTACCAGGCGTCAACGCAACGCAGTTAGACATGTTGTACGGTAACGGCGTACGAACTTTTTGCCCGTACATCGTTCGGTACCAACTAGCCTTACGGTACGTTTTTCTCGCGGTAGTGTTCGGCCAAGTGGTCGATTCTTCCCGCAAATACGGACCGCGCATTACGACGACTGACCTTGCTGTGGAGACCGGCGGAACGCCAGCTCCAGATCAGTTGCCGGCGGACAAATCACCGTCCGCAGACGAAGCCCCCTTCTCGCCACTTCGGCGGCTACCAGGTTCGTGTCAGCTTGCATCTCCACGTGAAAATCGAGCAACTCGTTATCGGTCATCCTCTCGCAGAAGCGAGGGATGTCGATCGAATACTCATCACAGTGGGGGCACATTTTGGCATCAGAACACATGGCGGTCTCCTTGTGGGATAAAGGAGGGG